GGTACATGCCAGAAAGCGTAAGCCGCTTCGGCGGGGGTTCCACATTCTCCACTCTAGCGTTTGCGCTGATAACGACTCGGTCTGCACTTGACTGCTGCTCGATCTGCGTCTTCATGTAAGACCAATCAAGACTGACGCCGGCCTTGTTAAAGGCATCACGCAACTGCGTGGAAAGCTCACGTGAGGACAACGGAAGGCTGACGGTAAGATTACGCAACTCGTTGCCTACCGCCTCACTAAGCGATTTAGCCGCTTGGGTAGAGAAGCCGTCAAAGTCTTTCTTTAATTGCGCGGCGTCGAATTTAAGCATGGTCCCCGCCTTAGCGGTTTCGTCCATCCTCTCCAACGCACCTACCCACTTATCGGCTGCCGCCTGCATCTCTGCCGGGAACGGTGTCTTCTGCATCCGCTCTACTACGGTATCCAGACCGGGGAACACCTGACGCATCTGCTCCACTACATTCTTAGCAGACTCGAAAGCGCGATTCAGCGGCTCTACTGCCGTACCAAACGAGTCCTTCATCTGTGTGGCGCGCTCTTTCAGCGCGGTGTTCATCTCAACGATGTCTTTTCTGAATTCGCTACTGACATCCTTGACACCGTTAACCATCTTCTGGATATCGACGGCGGAAAACGCTGGAGTAGAGGTTTCACCGAATATGTCCGTTTTAGACAGATTCTGGGCGTCCACCACCAGCTTTTGCACATCTTTCAGCGTTTCCTTTGCCGCACCCTTCAGCTCCAACGCCTCGTCAATAGAGTTGGTGTCATTGGCTTGCCGCATGTATTCGCGAGCCAGCGCCAGCTTTTGGGTGTACTCATCCAGCAGAGCCTTACGCCGGATATCCACAAGCTCGTTCTGCTTGCGTACCTCCAGCATTTCCAGCTCTTCCCGCTTCTGCTCCTCCAGATACTCAAGCTGGGTTTCGCTCTTTACGTTCTTGGTGAGTCGCTCGTATTTCTTCTCTATCTCTCGGATGTACTTGTCGTACTGCTTTTCTACATCCTTGGTTTTATCGATCTCGTACTTCAGCTTGATGGTCTGCTCAAGCTTGGCGGTACGCAGGGAGTTGATAAAGCCCTGGAAGCTTTCCGCCAACGCCGACACTTCGTTGTACGTGTTGTCGAACGCGCCTTTTGCCTTGTCGTAGAAATGCTCGACTGCGCGAGTCATCTCATCTATCTGCTTCTTCAATCCTTTGAAGTAGGCGTATTTAGTCAACGCCTCTACCGCTTCCTTAGAGTTGCGGAAAGCCTCTGCCAAACCGTTGCCAGAGGAAACGACAGCGCCGATATCGATACGCTTCAGATTGGCTAGCTCGCCATTCAATTCACGAACGTTCTGCGTCTGATAGCGGGCGTAGTCCTCGCCGGCCGCAGTGTTCTTGTTCCACTGGCCTTCGATGCCGTGCAACGTGGCGAGATGATCTCTTTCTGCCAGCTCTGCTTCAGCCAGCATCTGCGTGTACTTGTTGAATTCCTGCTCTTTCTCGGCAACAAACTCGGCAGACGATTTGGAGCGAATAGCCTCCTGGTAGGCGCGCTGACTGGCCCACACAGATTTTTCTATCTTCGTCTTCTCCTCCTGGATCTGACGAAGCTGGATCATGCCCTCGACAAACTTGATTTTGTCCCCTGCCTGAACAACGTCGAGAACGTTTTTCATGCTGGCAGCGGTTTGGTTAGACAGGTAATTGATGGTCTTTACCTGAATGGAGTTTTCGCCGAGTGCCTTCTTGGCCTCGGTAATCGTGGTGACGTACGCCTGCTGCTTTGCTCTAGCTTCCGCAATAAGTCCGTTCAACTCACGCTGTCGGTCAAGCTCTCTGGCTTGCTCTGCCGACAATGTGGCGCCTGCGCCGCCCTTCAGCGACTCCGTGGACTTCTGTATCTTCTGCAGTTCCTCTTCGTACAGACGAAGCTGTTCCGTGTTCTGCTTCTGTGCATACACTGTCTCCAGAATAGAAACAGTGTAGCTGTCCTGTGTCTTGAGGAACTCGTTGAGAAACGCACTACTGGAGGCGATGCCCTTGGCTCGCTCCTGCGCGTCGCTGAACCGCTGCAACGTATCGTGCGCCTCTGTCAGCTTCGCGTTATAGCCATCGAAAATCTCCGACTGCCGCGTGATCTCGGTATCGAGCTGACTAATGGCTTTCTGTAGATCGACATCGGAAAGACCCGCAGCGACACCCACCCGCAGTTCTACCGGCTGTTCAAATGCAGCAACCAGCAGTTCGCGTGCGCCTGTCAGATCCGCAATCGCGTTACTAGCCTTAGCGGCTTCCGCAGCGATAGAACCGATAACCTGGACCTGTGCCTGCTCGGCCTCCCCGTACTGCCGCAACACGCCACTGACTGTGACAACCTCCGCCAACGCCGTTTCCAGGTCTTTGGTGAACTCGTCAATCTGCTTGCCCATGCTCTTAAACAGATTGGTTCTCGACCCGCCTTCCTTGGTCTGTACGTCGTCTAGCTTTTTCAGGTACTCGTCGTACGCGGAGATAGTCTTGTCCAGCTCGATCTGCTTCGCCCTTTCGGCCAGCCGCATCTCCTCCGCCGCTTCGACCGCCTTATCCGACAGCCCGAAGATGGGACCAATAACCCGTCGAATGTTGTTTACGAAGAAATTAAATCCAGCGGTCAAGCCCGACCACAACGCACTGAAAGCCGCTGCCGTCTTTTCCGGGAAAATCACGGAAACCACCATCAGCAGCGTACCCAGTGGACCGGTAACGATGCCGAGTAGCTTCTTGCCGATAAAACCGAAGAGCTTGGATACTGCGCCCCCCGCCACTAGCACCCCGGTAAGTAGCTTTTCCAGGAAGCCTGTGTTCTTGGCGATGGCCTGAACGCTCTGCTTGCCCTTATCGAACGCGTTAAAGAGGGTTTTGCCCTCTTCTGTCGCCCCCTTGGTCCAGGCGTAGGTCTTCTCCATCGACTGCGACAGCTTGGCAGCATTTGCTGCCATTGCTGCAGTAACGACACCGCCCAACAGTTGATTGGCTTGGTTGGCTACAGGGAACCGCTTAAACCCTGCGCCCGCCGTCATTCCTGCCGCTGCTGCAGCCTGCTTGGCGGCAACCGTTGCCGCAGTGGCTGCCGCAATAGCCGACGCTGCGGCCTGCTCCGCGATAGTGGCGGCTGCCAGTGCTGCCACCTTGACGGCGTCGAGTGCGGGGAGCATTGCCGCAACACTGACGTTGATGCCAGCAACAGCCTTTTCCAGACTGCTTATCAGATTGATGAATATTGTCTGGATATTGCTGACGGCGGCTTTGGTAGCCGTGGTGCTTTTGGCAAGTTGCACCGATACCGCGTCTGGTACCGAGGTTAGGTAGCTCAGGGCGGGGCCTAGCACACGCCCAATTGTTGCGGCGCTGAACGAGGCCAGCCACGCCAGCATGGCGCGAGACGCGGCGTAGAACCACTCAGCCGCCTTCAACCCAAGCAACAGCTTCAGAACGGACACCATCCAGTCTAGGGACGGGATGAACTTGCCGATAGCCATTGCCCATTCCGTGAGCTTCTCGATCATGTCCGCGATGCGCGTGGACATGTCTTCCACGAAAGCGATGACTCTATCGCTCTCCAACACCTCCACCAGATTCCGCATCGCGCGAACGATGGGCTCCAGCGCCTTTTCCCCGCCCTTAATAGCGAGGTTGGTGAAGGCTTGACTGAGGACATCCGCCTGCTTGGCGGTTGCCTCCATGATGTTCTCGTACTCCTTGATGGAGGACTGCCCAGTAATAAATGCCTGGGTACCCTTTTCCAGCAGGAGGTTGAGGCGGGAGAAATCGCTGCCTACGTCAGATACGACTTTCTGCAAAGCGGAGAACTGTCTGCCGCTGCCGAACAGCTCATCGATCAGCGCCGCCTGCTTACTCTGGTCGGTGATCAGGTCGAGAGCACGCGCAACGTCCTTCAGCGCCTGCAATGGATCGGCACGAATACGTCGCCCCCACTCCTCTGCGCTGATCCGCAGTAGCTTGGTGACAACCTGCACCTTCGTCTGCAGATTGATAAACGCGTTGACGAAGGTGGTGCCCGCCTGCTCGACCGGCACACCAAGCTCTCGGGCGTAGCCGGCAAGTGCCGCTACCTGGGTAATCGTGAGTCCTGCGGTGTTGCCGATACGCTTCATGATGTCGGCAAGCTCGTTGGCGGTAGCCACCGAGTTGTTCGACACCTCATTCAACAGCGAGAAAATCTTCTCGACGTTGGCGATAGGAACACTGAATACGTTTGCAAGCTGTGCGCCGAACTCGGCCGTCTTGTCTACCGACAAATCGAGGGTGACCGCCGCTCGCGCTACGGACGCGGTAAATGCTTCTACAGCGTCTTTGCCTTCGCGACCTAGACCTAGCTGACCAGCGATAGCGGCAACCCGCGCGAGGTCTACCGCTGACGTACCGAGTTTCGTGGAGAGGACGGTGAGTGACGCGGAGAGTTGCTTGATCTCCTTGTCGGTGAAGTCCGTTGTTTTCTGGACGTTCTTTAGCTCGCGCTCAAAGTCGGATGCGGCGCTGATCGGAAACGCCGCAGACCGGAAAGCAGCAAACGCTGCCGTGATGGCGCCGACGGTTCGAATGATATTCGATTCGAACCGCTTGATTGTCTGATATGTCTCGTCTTGTATGCGTATTACAAATGAGACATCGGATTCATTTGCCATCGGTATCTCCCTGCAGCAAGGCTAGATAATCCTTCGTACCCTTGCCGCCGCTGAACACAAAACCGATAGCGGCTGACGTATCCAACACAGTAGAGCCGCGCACTGTGCCTATATAACGCACAGCAGCGGCTGTATAGAGTTGGAGCTTGTCTATCGGCATTTCTAACACATCGCGTTCATTGAACCCCACCGATACCAGTAGCAATATGTTATCTAGGATATGTTTATCTACTCGGGTTCTCGCCTCGCTGACAGTTTCTGTCAGGTCACGTGTAATTCTTTTTGCACCAGCGGAAGAACCCTTTGTAAGAAAAAATCCTTATTCAGTTCGAATATGGCGATAACCACATGTAGAGCGTCATCGACCGCCAGATCCATGAACGCCTCGTAAGATAGCGAGCATAGTTCTGCCGCAACTGTGAATACGTCGTCAGAAACGCTGGCAAGCATGTCAGCGATGTTGGCTGGGTTATCTAACGAAATCTTGACTTCGTTGAAAGTGGTGAAGCCAAGCTCGCGCATCACACTAGAGGCCAGCTTTAGCACCAGCCCTACTTGCTTGGTCTTGCACTTGTAGATTTCTACTGTAGCCCCGTCCGCCAGTGTAACGAATGCCGTCTTACCGACTCCGGCGATTGTGTTAAGGGCGTCTGCGGCCTTATCTAGTTCCTGTGCGGTCACTGACATATGCTTTCACCTATCCTGCAATTAAAAAGGGCCATACACCCTAGAGTGCATGGCCCCTATCTTCACAGAATTGTTAGATTTATCAAGCAGCGTTGATCTGGCGGAAGAACTTGGAAGTACCGGGCTGCGTCGCGTCGTACAGAATATTACCGGACACCTCAAAGGAAGCCAGTTCCTCGTTGATCAGACCGTAGCCGGAGAGCGGGTCAAGCTGGGCCTTAAACAGGTCGATGACCACCGTCTTGTTGTCGATGGTATTCAGGCCCTCAAACCGCAGCCACTTCTCCTGCGAGGTCTTGGTGAACGCGTGGACGATGTTGGTGGCTGCTGCGGTAAAGCTAACAACCAGATCATCCTGGTCTGCAATCATCGCAGCCGCAGCCTTTGCCGTCTGCTTGGCAGTGCTGAAGATAACAATCGAGCCGTTCTTCTCATCGATCCAGCCGTTCTTGGAGCCAGCGGCCGTCTCCGACGTACCAAACTCGTAGGTAGTCGCAGCACCGTCCTCAACCGTAACCGAACTAACGCCGGCATAGGCCGCACCGGTAGCCGCATTCAGCAGCGGAATGCGGTAGTCAATGGCGGTAGCCGCGACCGACGCCACGATAGGCAGATCAGCGACAGCGCCCGCAGTACCCGCAGCCGTCTCACCCCAGAACGCCATGGCGAGGTTCTGTACGGACATGTCCTCCATGGTCATCTTGAAGGTGCCCTTCTTCTCCTGAACGATGGTCAGGTCCACCGCACGCGAACCGGACATCGATTCCTTGTGCTCAAATTTGGTGATCTCGATAGCCAGCTCCAGGGAGGGAACGTTGCCGAGCGGAACGAAACCCTTGGGAGTGCCATCAGCATTGCGGTCGGCAACGTACAACATGCCTTGTCCAGAATAGTATGCCATTTTCAATTTCTCCTAAGTCGGTCAACTGACGCCTGAAATCGGGAAATTCGTCTCCCAAGTCTGACCGTAGAAGATGACACCTTCTGTTTCTGAACCTAACGGTTGTTCACCGTTAAAAATCCACGGTCTACTGTTGACACCCTTATACCCAAGAATTGTAGAGCGCAGGGCGTCAAGCAATCCGAGGGCGTCGATCTTAGTATCACTATCAGCACTATACTTATAGTTGATCGCTAAGATCACAGTAAAATACACCGTTATAAATGTTGTACTGAGTGTCGGAGCCTTACCGGTTGCACTCACCGCACTATTTTCCTGCTTTTGTGCGCCGTTGTATATAACGCCCACTAACGGTAACGGCACGTAATCCGACAGGTGCTCCAGTTCCGTCGGATTGTAGATAGTAAAACCTTTGTTTTCGAACTCCGCTATAGACTTGATCCGGTTAAGCAACTCACCAGCGAGATCGTTGATAGACGGCATCACCTAGCTCTCCGTATAGCGTCTTTCAGCCGACCAACCAAACCCTTGTTTATCTCCGCTATGGACTCTTGGTCTAGCGCGCTAAAGGGTCTGGGTGGCACCGTAAAGGCAAAGCCGTCTCTACCTATACCCGTGAAACCGTTTTCAAGTAGTCGAGCCACCCGTGCAACTTTAATACTGCTGCCGTCTCTATGGTAGTACGACGGGCCGGGGTCTACGTAAATCCGTACCAGAAACTGCGACTTGGTTTCTTTTACTGAAGCCCTAACGGACTTCAGCATCAATCCGGTATCCACCATCGCTTGATTAGGGTTTTGGTTAACCTTGCGCTTGGACATGGTGTAGGGCGAAGGCCGCTGCCATGACCACCCCGCAGGCGCACGCTGCGCTCGCAGATTCATGCCTCGGGGGGCAAATCGAGCTTTGGTGTCGTTTAACGCAATATTGTGGGCGGTCATACCGCCGCCCTTCATCACGCCACCCACCGCACGGGTTATTGCCCCAATACGGTCGATAAGACGCTTAGTGCTGGCGAATATGTTGAAGGCAAACATTACCGTATTACGCTGTCTGCCGACGGAATACAGTCGTACAGTGATACGATATGTTCGTTTACAGACGAATATAAGATGTTATACAGCACCTTAGACACATTAGGAATGTCTTTCTTGCTGTGCGAGATAGCCTGTGTATGCTGAATGTAGATAGCCGCATTGATGGCGGCATCCTTCAGCCACGACGGGATATCCGAGGATTGATCGGCAAACCCGGCAGAATAGACAACGGCAACGGTGTGATGCCCAGCCGGTGGCGGCGTCAGCAATAATACGCTTCCGCGCTCTGCGCTATAGCTGAACTCGTCGCTAGCCAGCAGGTTGTCCGTCACCAGCGTTACCGCCAGGGACGTACCCGATACATACACTTTTGGCGCAGCGGAGAGGTACCGCTGGGTCAGCGTCAGCACGACAGAATTCGTGCCGGTGGAATAGGTGGACGGAACGTAGTCGAAGTAATCGACCCGTTCCGTCTCTTGTAGGGAGGTCCGTAGCAAAGATTCCACCAACGTAGTGGCAGCCTCTAGAGCAGACTCTACGGACTGTGGCGAAGCCGTGGCTAGAGTTGAAGACAGATTCACTCTAGCTAGTACGTCAGTTACGGTCGCCAATTTCATCTGTTAGTTTCCTGTATACGTTCAGGTAGCGTCGCTTTCTTCTGTGGGTGGTGCTTCGGTCGGCGTTCGGCGCCGCCTTGCGGGCTTGACTGCTTCTGCCCTCTGCACTGCGTACTTCTGTGCCCGTCTGTCGTCAGTAGTTACGAAATAAGGGTGTTGGTTATTCGCGGAGTCCTCGTAGTACGACTCCAGAAGAGCCTTGGCTACGGCGTCGTCGTCAATAGCCACGACTTCACCTCGCTTGATCGGGTCGCTCTTCACTCGTAGACAGACGTAGTTATCTGCACCCACCTGAACCAGTTCCATGATTGATTCACCTCACCTGTGTTAGTTGATTACTTGCTACGCGGGTAAAGCGTGACAACCAGCGTAGCTCCAGCGGTACTGGAGGTGCACTGAATGTTGCCAGCCGACGTAACCTTCGCTCCCGTAGGGATCGCCGGCACGCCCGCAGTAAACGCAACGACAGTCACATGGTCGCCGACTTTGGCACCAGTCACAGCGATGTTGGTGTTGGCGGCGGCGCCGCTCACAACAACCTGAGTCTGGTTCTGCATCTGACGAATCGCGTGACCGGTGTGAGAACTCTCTTCCCAGGCCATGAATTTCTCCTAAAAAAGTGGTAGGGGGCTGAACAGCTCCAGCCCCCAGGTTGGTCGTCAGATGTTGGTGTACTTAACGCACGCCGGCTCCTCGTCAATCTTCACATCAACACGTGCCGTCAGCACGATGATGATCTGACGCGAGCGGATGTCACGATCCGTTTCCACCTGAATCTGCCGCTGAATACCGAAGATGATGTTCTGCGGATAGGTGAAGAAGCCCGTGTTGGCCGGAAGCAGCGCCAGCGAAGTCACCGGCACGCCGTAGGCAACCAGATCACCCGTGTTGGTCAGCGCCGAGTCACCGTAACCGGTAGAACGCTTCGCAACGTTCGCACGGTACTTGATGCTGTTAGCGACGGTGATGTACTGCTTGAGCTGGGCAAGGTTACGCAGATACTTCTGCGGCATTGCCAGCAGGCCGGCTTCAAACAGGTCAGGCGAAATACCTGCACTGAGGTTGTTGACCACGTTGGAGCTGATCTGCTTCATGACGCCGTTGTTCAGCGCCAGATAGGCATCGCCCGACGCGGTGTCACCGTTGATTGCCCAGTCCTCCAGATCGAGGGCCGCGCGCTCGGCGATAAGCCGCATGATGTGATCTTCGAAGCTACCGCGCTCCAGATTATCCTCAAGCACCTCGTACGGCAGATGGATCTCGGCCATCACTTCCTTGGTGGTGAGGGTGATCTGCGCGGTCGTCGGCGCAGAACGATCCGCCATGGCAAGGTAACGGCTGTTGGTACCGTCGTCGTCCGCATACGGGGCTGTACCCTGCGGCGCCGCCTTCATGATGCGCGAACCGAAGCCCAGACGATCAATCTTCATCTGCGGCGCGTTCATACGAATCATGCGAACCTGATTCAGCAGCGTCGGCTGCTCCTGGATCATGTCGATGAAACGATTGGCCTGTTCGGGCTGCAGCAGACCGCCATCAGAGGTAAGGTCGGCAATCGCCAGATCAGTACGCTTGGCAAGTTCTTTGTTGCTAAGGGGCATTTTTAGTTCCTCCAGGAAATGACGAATGCCTATTACAGATTGAAAGGTCTGCTACCGAAAATGCCCTTAAAGGGGCTAACGTTCTCGGAACGCTTCACCTCTGCTTCATCGGGATTCACATCACCCGCGCTGGAACGGGAAATGGTGGTACCCGAGAACTCCTCAAGCTCTTTCTTAACGGTAGAAAGAGACTCAGACATCCGCTCAACCTTGTCTGTGATGTCCTTTAGCATCTCACCAAACGCACCTGTGTCTTTCGGGTCCGCCTCGTTCTGCTCAGGCTTACGAGTGGCGTACTCGGCCCGAAGCGTCTCGATGAACTCGGTAAACGTCTTCTGGCTTTCGGCCAGAGCGTCACGAACCATCTTCTCAACTTCGTCACGGGTAACAGTCGCCGCAGCCTCGCCCCCTTCCGTATTCTCTTCCTCAGAGGTTTCGTTAGGAGTCGTCTCGGTTGCCTCCGACGGCGTCTCGGCGGCTTCCTGACGGGCAACAGTCTCGTCTTTCTTCTCTTCGTCTTTACGCTCAGAGGGCATTTGCATGATCTCCTGCTTGGTTTGGTCGCTACGTGCCTGTTCAATCAAACTGGTCGGTAAGGCATCCATCAGGCCGTCCATATAGTCTGCGAACTGCTCGCAGGCCATCCGCATCAGCGATTTGCGCTCACTGAGGGGTAGCCCGCTCGACAGAATGATGCGATCCAGTACAGAGCCAAGGACGTAAATAGCCTCCATAGACTCTTCACTGAATTCGGGATCGGCGAGTGCGGCGCGGAAGTCCAGTTGACCCCAACCCCAAGTGCCATACGCCGACTCGATCACCTGACGGTACACCTTGTTGGGTACGTCGTTGGCCGCAGCGCGACTCACGTATCCAACAATTCCCGGCATGATTTGAACCGTGTGCTCTTCACCTCTGGAGTCATGCCTTACGACTACGGTACAACTTTCTGTTTGTGATACACCATTAGACTGGAAGTCGATATCGTTGTCCTCCAGCCATTGTTTTACTTGCTCCAGCGTGTACTGCGACGAAGCAAACTCCATACGCAGCAGTTTCACGCCAGTAATACTTTTAACGTGGGTCGAGTCCCAGTTCTGGACAGATACCGCAGCCGCAAAACCATTACCCATGGCAATAAACGGCGAAGCGGCAAGAACCTCGTCTGCTACCCCTGCCCGCTGCAGGTAGTAACCCGTATTTCCGCCTTCTACCAAGACGTAGTCTTCGCCAAGATTGAGAACGCCCATCAGCCGTTCAGCCTCGTCCCGCGTGATGCCGGGCGGAAACTCAATAGCCAGCAGCGACGGCTCGGCGGACACAGTGTCTTGGGCCGAACGCACAATCTTGAATGCGGTTTTGTTGGCGGGGGAGGTGACCAACGAAAGAAAGGCTGGCTCTACCAGCTTCATTAAATTGGCTTTGCGTTTGCGAATCTTGGCGGTCACAGCGTCATGCCTCCAGGCTGACTACGTAATTGAACAAATGACTGTGGCCGAATGCCGAGTCAGTAAACGTATGACGGGATATCGTATGCGAATGCCCGTTTGTCACCATGGTGCCACCAAGCAAAGGACGATCATCGTCATCCAAAACTACGTAGAACTGATGTATGTGTCCGTCATACAAATCAGGCTCAGTAGTACCATATTTTATTCTGTCATCCTGGGTTGTCAAATAAACCTCTAATGACTTGACCAGGGCCTCGTAGGAATAGCCATTTATCTCACCGTCTAGCACTTTCTGCCAAACGGTGTCGTCCGCGATGTACATACCTACAACCCAAGAACCGGGCACAAAGTCTGGGTCACCTTCCCTGGCAATGAAATACTCCACAATATGCACGTCCGAAGACAGGTCGGCGTTATCGTGGTTATAGTCGATACCGAAACCATTAATCATGAAACCGTAGGCGAACTCTCGCACCGACTCACGGGTGTGAAAGTCACCATAGGTATTAAAACTGTCGGGGATCAGCACTTCGGCAAATACGAGCCGCTCAAATCCGCGTTCGTCCTTGACGATTAGACGGATGCCCTCATCGGCGCGTTTAGCTTTCTGACTTTCGCAGACGGCATATCGCTGCTTTTCGTCAGGAAAGTCCTTCACCATCGTTGAATTACCCATGCACCGGGACAGAAAGTCCTTGGATTTTTCGCCCTTGTTGGGTGTGGGTAGTGGCATGGCCTGACCTTTGAATACAGTTTCAACTATTCTTTGCCGTGCTCGACGGCGGTCTGGTCTACCCCAGTCTTGCCGTCCTTCTCGCGATCCTTGATTTCCTGATCTTTGGCGCCTTGCATATCGTGGGTGCTCTCGCCTTCACCGGTTTGCTGCGTCTTAGCCTCCGCCATGACCATGCGCTGGGCGATAGGCATCGGCGTATCCATCCACTCCTCGTACTCTTCCTCACCGCGCTCGGGGTACTGCGGCAGGCTCAGTTGCATCGTCTCGTTGATGATGTCGATGGCAGAACGCGGGGTGACGCCACCCATGACGTTAACCGCCGTAAGAGTGCTGACGACCTGATCCGGGTTGGTTACCGTGGGGCCGCGACTCTCCAGCCGCACCGTCTTGAAATTAAGCCCAGCCGGGTGGTTGATGAGTCGCTTATTAAGGAACTCGTCGTGCGCGTTGCGCTCCGGCAGGAATACCTGACTCTCCGAGATATAGGCGGAGACGTTGGCGGATGCGTAGGTGACGTTTTCTGACAGGCCGATAGCGACCGGCGGCAGCCGAAAGGACGACCGCACCTTGGCGATGTTGGCTTGATCGTAGTCCTTGAACAGCCCGTCACTGGGCCGTACGTCCGCTAACTTGTCGATCTTGAGCGACACCGAACCCTTATCATCGATGCCCGACGATTCCGGTATCGCCTCGATGAGGATGATCTGGTTCTGCCGATCCTTGCCTACGCCGCGCGCCTGCAGCAGTTTCTGTAGCTGTAGAAAGGACTCGCGCGTGAGTCGTCCGCCCGCAACGGTAAGGATCATGGGCGGTACGGTGTTGTCCTCGAAATACCGAAGATTGACCTCCTCGGCCTCACGGCTACCGAAAATGGACGGCAGTTGCGAGATCCAGCGGGGCACGCCGTAATCGTCTTCGGATTCCTGTTTGCGATGCAGCACCTCGGTAGCGAGGTACTCGGGTGGCACGGGCTTTTCGTTGGTGGCGAATTCCCCCGTCCGGTAATCCATCTGACGCGGGTCGCCGAATTCTTTGAAGAATACCTTCTTCTCGTTCACTACCTGCAAGTAGCGGCGAAATCGCCGGTACTCGCGAACCTTGCGGCGTTTACCACCCCGCAAAATCTCGACATCGACAGGAAACGGCTCCTCGTCCTTCTTGATAAGACGGACGTTATACGAACGTAACCGGCGCAGGAGGGAAACCCTGCCACTGCGATCTCGGATGATTTCTAGAAAGCCGTAACCGTACTTTTCATAGTCGCGCACCATGCCGGAATGCACTGTGGTGAGCGACTCTTCGGTGTTGGCGGAGTGGATGAACGAAGTGAGCGTCTCCAGCTCCCGCTGATCCATTTCCGTTTGCGGATCAACTGGCACCACCCGAAAGCCATACTTAGCCACGTTGGTGACCATGGCCTCGATACACTGCGGGAGGATGTTGGACTGCTCGTAAATGTTAGCCAGGGTCTTTAGCGAATAGGGCGTGGAGAGCACTATCTGCGATAGCCCCTGAATCTCAAACGCATCAACAGAATCTAGTTGACGGCTGACATCGTTACGGGTCACCGCACTGGCTATAGAAGCAACGTTAATCATGATGCTTTGTGCATCTCCTCGGCAATCTGACGCGTTACATCATCGATTTCTGGACCGGTACGGTTCTGGTACACATAGCCTTGGTCGATCAATAGCTTGTTCAGGCAAGAAAGCTCGCTGTTCTGTTCAACAAACAGCGTCACCAGCCAGCTATTCTTTCGCTCGGAGTGTACTTCGATATAGCAGCGCCGCCCTTTTACTACCCCTTTCACATAATCACGGATCTTGCCCGCTTCAGTGGTAGGGTCTGCTTTATAGGCATCGGGGGTGTCTACTCCGCATAAACGCGCCCGCGTTTTCTTGTGGAGATTGTCGATGCCCAGATCGACCATGAGAATGAGGTCGTCCCCGGAATGTACTTCCTTTACTTCTGCAAAATACTTCTTAGGGTTGATCATGGGTGCGCCGAAAAGCTATCAGGCTAATATTACAGAAAGGAATTATATACTTGTCAACAACAAAAAACCCCTAACGGGGTTCATTTGCCGAATCTAACAACGGTGCCGTTGCCATTGGGCGCCTTGGCGAACTCTGATCGCGGCAGGATCAGACCCGTCACCATCTCTTGGTAGGTCTTTACAATATCCGGGTTTAGCCCCTGCGACGAAAACGCCACGATAGCGGACAGCATCAAGCGCACTCGCTCGCCCAATATGTGAGGGACCATCTGCAGGGCAATGGTGCCCGGCCGATTCGGATCTTGCATCTGCAGCAACACACGTGGGTTTACCACCTCGATGGTGTCATCCTCTCCGTAGGCGGTGTCCCCCCACTGTCCGATGATGATTTGGTTATTAGTCATTTCGAACATGAATACGTCTTCCACGTGCGTACTCCTCTCCAAGTTTAGGGTGCCAGACCCACGATGGTAGTTTAGGGGTTTGCCAGAGCAATATAGTGTGAGAGTTGTCTAGGTAAGAACACAGCACATCGTAGACTTTATGAAGGGGGCGCCATACTACCTTCAAATAAGCAGGCTTATAGTAGCTGACGCCATATGGCAGGTAACGCCCAAGTAGTTCCACCACCTCGGCGTTATATCGGATGTAGCAGAAGTATCTACCCCCGTCGATCAACAGTGCAGTGCCGGAGATCGGTCCTTCCTCCGGCTTCAGTGCCCGTTTGATGCTGACGTACTTGGGTTGCTCCCGCCACAAAGCATGAGAGGCGGTTGGTCGCCGCCTCCGGTGATCGACATGCGTGATGTTGCGCCTGATGCGAATATGCTTCGCGTGGTCAGTGCGAAGGCTATACGCCATGGTCGTTAAGCTCGGCCATCAGGTTGTCAATAAGCTCGTCATCGGACTGCAGGTCCAGTGGCGACAATGCCAACAACGAAGTGGTGTCCCTGGACAGCGGAGACAGCGTGGTACTTAGCGCGCTCTGGTCGATACTCGACATCTGGCGCATTTCGGCCGTCCGCGCCAGATAGTCACTCGTCGCGTGCTCTATATGCTGTGCAATAGACACCAAGGAAGCCGGCAAATCATACTCGGCTGCCGTGCTATTACTGGTATAGAGAACGTATCGAGAGTTGT